AGCAGTTAGCAGAAGCAAAAACTGCAGAGGAGCGTCAGGCCTTACGAAAGGATCACGATATCTTTAGATTGTACTTAACCTTTACTGGGGATGAAGCCGCTGTTGTAAAGAAGGTTCTTGGGAACAGGGCTGCAGAGAAAGTTATTGAAATGTGTCAAAAGGAAGAACAATTAATGGAGGAGTGATTTGGGTAGAAAAACAAGCTTCCCCCAAGAGGAACTTGGGAGGATGAAAGCAAGATGGGAGGCTGGTGATGATATTGAAGATATTGCAGGTGAGTTTAATTTGACTTCAAGTGCTATTCGATATCATGCAAAAGAAAATAAATGGGAAAGTAGAGGGGCCTTTAGGGAGAAATATAATCAAAATACCTTAGAGGCCAAGAAGAATGTTGTTATTGCAGATAAGGTTGAGAGATCTCTGCAAGAAACAGAAAAGTTTATACAGGATTCCGAAAGGATTCGGATGTTGATTCTTCAATTTCAAGGAAGAATGTTGAAGAATAGAGATCCTGTTACAAATGAGTTGATTCTTGATAAAACAGAAGGGGATCTTATTTTCCAGTATTTAAAGTGCTGTAAGATTTCTATGGAAACTCTTACTATTGGATATATGGGTAAGCGTAAGGCCCTTGGAATGGATGATGTTGTGAAGAATGATGTTACTGTTCTACCTTGGGAGGATTGATGCCTCTTACTCCTGCGCAGAGAGATATTTCTGATTCTGATGCAAGATTTAAGGTAGTTGCTGCAGGAAGGAGGTTTGGCAAAAGTTTTTTAAGCCTTTCCTTAATGGCAAAAGTGGCTCGTTATCCTTATTCTCAAGTATGGTATGTTACTACAACGTATTCTGCTGCAAAGAATATAATGTGGTCTTACCTAAAGCAAAAACTTCAGAAGTTTGGATGGGCCAAATCCTTTCATGAAGTAGCACTACAGGCGAATTTAGTGAATGGTTCTGTGATTTCTTTAAAAGGGGCCAACAATCCAGATAGTCTTCGTGGAATTGGTTTGGATTATTTGGTTTTGGATGAGGCGGCATATCTGGATGAAAGAGTATGGACAGAAGTTTTGCGTCCCACTTTGTCAGATAAACAAGGTGGGGCATTATTTATTTCAAGTCCTTCTGGAAGAAATTGGTTTTATGATCTCTGGATTGCAGGACAGGATGAGGATGAAGAGGATTGGGAATCCTGGCAATATACAACTTTACAAGGTGGAAATGTTCCTCCAGAAGAGGTGGAGGCAGCAAGAAGGAATTTGGATGAAAGAACATTTGAGCAAGAATATGAGGCAGAGTTTGTTACTTACACTGGTTTAGTATATTATGGTTTTGATTATATGGAATCTGTTGTGGATCGAGAGTATAATCCAGAAGAACCAGTTTTAATAGGAATGGATTTCAATATTGATCCAATGACTGCAACAGTGTTCCAAATGGATGAGTATGATGGAACTTTATTTCTTGTGGATGAAATTGAAATCTTTGGTTCAAACACTGATGAAATGGCAGAAGAGATTCTTTGCAGATATCCAGAAAGAGAAATTACAATATTTCCAGATCCTGCTTGTGTTCAGACAAGGACATCTGCTGGTGGAAGGACTGACCTTTCTATTTTGCAGAGTTATGGATTTAAGTGTAAATTTCGCAGGAAACACCCATTGGTGAGGGATCGTATTAATGCAGTGAATTCTGCTCTTTGTTCTGCAGATGGAAGTAGGCGTTTATTGGTTCATAAGGGATGTAAGCGTGTGATTCATGCATTGGAAAGGCATTCTTACAAGAAGGGTACAAACCTTCCTGAGAAGGGTGGAGATAATGATTTATCACACATGACAGATAGCATTGGTTATTTGGTTGAGTATCTTTATCCAGTTAATAAACAAGAAGCTGGAACTGCTGACATTTATGGAGTTTAAGAGGAAGAATGTACTATTATAATACAACAAATCGTTCCGCACAGATTCAGTATAATTCTGTTCATCCAAAATATAAGGATTACTTGGACATTTGGTTGAAATGTAGGGATTGTTTTGATGGAGAAGAAGCAGTAAAGGATAAGAATCAAAGATATCTTCCTTTTTTGACAATGCAGGAGTCCAGCGAATATTACAATTATAAGAGTAGGGCCATATTTTTGAATGTAATGAGAAGAACCATTCAAGGATTAGTCGGTGCGGCCCTGCGTAAAACTCCCATTATTAAAGTTCCTGCAAGAATGGAGTCCTATTTGGAGGACATGGATCTTCATGGAATGACAATTATGGAGTTAATCCAGAAGTTATTGACAGAGATGTTGGTGACAGGAAGAGTTTGTGTAGTTGTGGATCGTCTTGAAAATAGCAGATGTTATACATCCTGTTATTCTGCAGAATCGAACATCAACTGGAGATATCAGGACAAGACCCCAATTATGTCTGTTTTTGCAGAAGAGATAGATATTACAGAGGATGGGTTTTCCCATGAATTGAGTAATCAATATCGTGTTTATGATTTTGATGAGGATGGAAATTTAAGGGTTCGTGTGGCCTTGGAAAAGCTCCCAGAGGAAGAAGATGGTGAAAAGGGTGATGAGGCCAGTAGGGACTTTGAAATTATACATGAGGTTTACCCTTCTTTTCGTGGTGAAGGATTAAAGGATCTACCTGTTTTTGCTTTCAATTCTTCTGGTTTGGGGTTGGATACAGTGAGTCCTCCTCCTTTAGTGGATCTTGCAAATATTTCTCTTTCTCATTATCGTACATCTGCTGATTTAGAAAATGGCAGACACTTCACATCGTTACCGCAAGCTTGGTTGACAGGGGTTGATAAGGATGATTTCATCAATGGATTGCACATTGGTGGAAACAAGGCCTGGATCATTCCAAATGAAGCGGCAAGGTTGGGGTATTTGGAATTTTCTGGTCAAGGTTTAGGTTCATTGGAGAATGCCTTAAAGGAAAAAGAGGCAATGATGGCAGTAGTTGGGGCCAGACTTCTTGAATCTAAGAAAGGTGTGGAAAGCGCAGAAACATCCAGAATTCGTCAAAATATAGAGACTAGTGTTTTATCTCATATTGCAGTCACCCTTCAAAATGGTCTTCGTAAGGTACTAGGGTACATGGCCCAATGGGAGGGATTGAATGCAGATGAAGTCCATCTTGAACTCAATATGGATTTTGTGGATGTTCGTATTCCCCACCAAGAAATCATTGCACTTGTACAAGCGTACCAAATGGGCGGCATTTCTATGGACACACTTCTTTATAATCTCAAGCAAGGCGAAGTCATTCCAGATGATGTTTCGATTGATGATGAACGAGAAAAAATAGAGATGGAACATGGATCAAATGACGATGGCCCAGAGGACAACAGGAGCGAAGTATTACGAGATACCGAGCAGGAAAAGCTCCGAAAGGCCCTTTCCGACTCAGGGAGAGGTGATTGATTTAATTCTTTCAAGACATATAAGAATTGTTAAGTTTGCAAATTATGTAGCAAATTTAATTAACAATGAATTTATAGGATTTTGTAATGAGTTGGTTAGTGATTTATTGATTGATGCAAAGGATTCAATATTTGATGATTCTATTAATAGAATTGATAAATTTTTAGAGAAGATGCATGTTAAGTTTTATCAATTAACAAAAAGAATAGATTTGTTATTGGGAGAGAACATTGATTCTACTTTTAAAAGCGAGATCTCTTTTTTGGAACGATCCTTCCCAGGATTGTTATACGACAGAACCAAGTCTCCTTCTCATGAATTGTTTGGCGTCCCTTACAGGGATCATTTTTCTGTTATCTTTACTTCATTAAGAAAAGATATTACATCAAATTATAAAGTTTCGATTTCTTATAATCATCCAGATTCTTTTTTATTGGACAAGTTTAGGGGTAGTCGAAAATTTAATTATAAGGATAGTATTTTTGCTAATTATCACAATAAGTTAAAGTCTCTTGTCAAGAGTATTATTCTTTGTTTTTCTTCGGAGGTTCGTTTTTTCTTTTATTTTAAAAACCAAGAGAATTTTCCTTTTTTTCAAGAATCCCTTCCTCTCTCCGAATCTAAGTCCAAGAAGAAAGATTCTAAATTGGGCGTTTATTCAACCAGCGATTTTTCTCCCAGGAATAATTCTGAAGTTTGGAGAGGATGTCTTCCTCATTTTAATTCCACATTAACACAAGTTCCTTTATTTAATTTGGAAGAATCCAATAATTTTGATTTCAAGAATTGGTTTTATTCTCAACCAAAAACTTTCCAGAAGGAGGTGTTGGGAGAAAAGAGATTTAAACTAATGTTGAATGACAACTATTCTTATTCTCAGATTTTTGATTTTTCAAGGTCAAATTTAAATGGTGCAAATTTATGATTATAATGGATTCTATTAAGGATGGTTATTCAATTGGAACTAGTCATCATTCTCATTACGATATTGATTCTTTTACTGGTGGTTTGGAAGTTTTTTCCAGATTAAATGGTGTCAACTTTGAATTTTCAAAGTTGAATCATCATGTATTTTTTGAAGAATTTGATGATTGTGAGACCCATCAATTAGGGATTCCCTTTAATTTTTCTTTAGTTTATCAAGAAGGACTTGATTTTGTCGAAGGAAGAGACTGTATCAAGATTGATGTCTCTGAAAAAGAGGCATGAAGTATTCAACCCATACAGAGAAGCCTTATTTTTAGTAAGGAAGGTTGAAGAAAAGGGTTGCTTCATTAAGGATTACGAAGATCCTGAGAAGGCCCAAGAGGTTGTTTTAAAATTGAATTCTCTCTTGTCTTATGATATAGAGGGAGTTCAAAATTATGGTGCTCTAGTAGTTAGAGAAACCGAAGTAAATGTTTTCTCTTACTGGAATCCTATTTCAGAAGAAGAGGAGAACAAAATCCTAGAAAGGAAAAAGAGAGAGTTATGGAACAAGCACAGCAAGAAGCAGCCAGCGTGGTACAAGAAGTACAGGCAACAGCAGGAGGAGAAGCGCAAGCAGGGGTCGAAGTACCTCAAATAGATCTTGGAGATGCGGAAAACTTTAGTCGAGATCAAGTGCAGGAGATTGTCAACAATGCTTTGAAAAGCGAAATTGTTGGATTGAAATCGAATAACCAGGCCTTGAAGGATGAGAAGAAAAAGGCGCAGGATCGTATTCGTGAGTATAGTGATATTCTTAGTAGTTTTGGTGGTCAAGAAGGCTTGAATCAACTACAGGCCCTTAAGCAAAAGATTGAGCAAGATGAAGAGTTGCGTCTATTTACTTCTGGGGATCGTGAAAAGTATAACGATAGAATTTTGGCAAGGGCCAAACAGGATCATGCAAATCAACTAAAAATGTTGAGTGAGGATCGTGACAAATGGAAGGGGCAAGCAGATTCTTTTGTCAAGAAGTTCCAACAAAGAGAAATAGAAAAGTCAATCATGGATGGATGTGCAGCATCTGGTGTAAATCCAAGGTATTATAAAGCGATGAGTGCCCAGGTTCGGGATGACATTATCTTTGATGAAGAAACCGAAAGAGTCATCGTTAAGGACAATGATAATAATTTGCGTTATGGCAAGGATGGTCAACCAATGCAGGTTGGAGAATTAATTGATACTCTTCGTGATGATCAACCAGAATTATTTATGCAGTCCACTGGTAGTGGTGCAGTTGGATCTTCTTCTGGTGTTAGAAGGTATACTGGAGTGTCACAGGATGAAATCAAAACGATGTCTGTCAGTGATTATAAGAAGTTGCGTGAACAGGGAGTCATTCGTTGATTTATAGTGACATTTCTTTGTTTGAATTGCAGAAGCAGGGATATCTTCCAGAAGGGGCCTTTATAGGCCCTTCTAGTGTGGATTTAACTTTATCAAATTCATTTTGTATTCTTGATCCAAAACATGAAGAAGAGATAGATATTCGTGTTGAGCAAGAATTTTATGAATGGAATTCTGAATTTATTGTAATGGAACCTGGAGAATTTGTTTTAGCTTCAACAAGTGAGGAAATAGGAGTTCCTATTGATTGTGCTGCATATGTTGAAGGAAGGTCTTCTGTAGGAAGAATTGGAATACAAGTTCAAAATGCAGGTTTTATTGATGCTGGATTTCGTGGTCAAATAACATTAGAACTACAAAATCAATCTAAGCACTTTATTAGACTTTATTCTGGAATGAGGATATGTCAATTGGTGTATTGTCAAATGACAACTCCTTGTTCTAGTCCATATAATGGTAAATATCAGTTCCAAAAAGGAGCAACTTTTTCTAGAATACATCAAGATGTAGAATTTTATGATGATTTGTCGTAAAAACTCTTGACATATTTATATATAACATTTAGTATTTTCTTACTTTCCCAGAGGGAAAACGAAAATCTCCCTTACGAGTTTCGCCTTTCTACGCAGGAGCGCAGTGGCCTTTAAAATAAGGGGCCTCCTGCATGGAGTGATCCCCACCGAAATTGATTACTCTATTCAGATAAGGATGGAACAATGGCGACTAGCTACGGAAATCAAAATACCTTTCTTACCCCCGATGTAATTGCAAGAGAAGCCCTGCTTATTCTTGAAAATAACATCGTATCTCCCCAATTGATGTCAACTTCTGCAACTTCAGATTTTACTGGTGCAAAAGTTGGTGATACCATTCGTGTACGAAGACCAGCCTTCTTTGGTGTAGATACGTTTTCACGAAATTCTGGTTCTCCTAATACAGAAGTTATTATTCAAGATGCATTTGAAAATAGTGTAAATCTTGTAATTGAGAAGCACTTTGATGTTTCTTTTGAAGTTTCTTCAAAGGAACTTGCTCTAGCAGTTGATGATTTCAATGAGCGACTTCTGCAACCAGCAATGAGTGCATTGTCTCAGAAAATTGACCAGTATGCGCTAACCAAGATTGCGAATCTAGGTGGTGTATATACCGGAAATGCTTATGCTGCACCAAATTCTCTAACAGCAATTGCTGGTATTGTTGAGAAGATGAACAAGCAAAATATCCCAATGTCCAATCGTAAATTGCTTGTTTCTCCTGCAATGCAAACTGCTCTATATAATATCGAAGCATTTACCCGTGCAGACTTCCGTGGTGGTGGATTTACTTCTCCAGTTCAAGAGGCCACACTTGGTAAGTTCATGGGGATGGATGTGATGATGTCCCAAGTTCTACCACAGCATAGTGCTGGAACAGCCCTAACTGTACCTCTAGGTGATTTGGTTGGTAAAATTGACAATGTTGCTGGATACAATGAAGGTGCAACTACAATTGCAGTTAAAGAGTTAGGGGCTGCTACTCTAAATACAGATGATGGTATTAGTGTTGGGGATACCATTTCAATTACTTACTCTGATGGTGTGGTTCGTGACCATGTGGTCACTACTGCTGCAGCGGTAAGTGGCGCTGGCGCTGTTGCTTCCTTGGATATTTTCCCTGGACTATATGGCGTAGTAACTAGCGCTCCTGGTTCAAGTGGTAATCGTCCAACTGTTGTTGTTCACGAAGCAGTAATTACACTAACTGGTGGATCAAATGCTGCTCCAACTTATACAATGGGTGCAGCTTTCCATCCAAGCGCATTCCAGATGGTGTTTGTTCCTCAACCAAATCCAATGGGGCCAGGAACCAGTTCTTCTACCGTGAATTATAACGGCATGAGTTTGCGTGTTCTGCAGAGTTATGACCATGTCAAGAAGCGAGATCTAATCTCTGTGGATTGTCTGGTTGGTGTTGCTGCAGTAGATGGGCGACTTGGTGTGCGTGTACCTTCAACTGGTGGTTGATCAGTTGGTATAAATCTTGGGGGTGGGTTACCACTCCCAATTTTACATTCCAATAAGGAGAAATCACATGTTGGTTAAGTTATACAAGAATGGTGATGTCAATAGACCTGTTCAAGCTGCTCCTTCTCAAATGGTGGAGTTGATGAACATGGGTTACACTAGAGAACCTGTTAAGGAATCTCCAAAGAAAATGGCAGTGAAGGCTGAACCTGTAAAAGAAGTTGTTAAGGAAGAGCCTGTTGTTGAAGAAGATTCTTCTAATAAGAAGAGAGGATATCTAAAGAAATCAACATCTGAAGGTAAATAATGGCCTTGGATGCCACTATAAAAGGAAGTAGTTCAAATTCTTATGCAACAGTTGCTCAAGCCGATGCATATTTTGCAGATAGGTTGGGGTCTAGTTCATGGAATTCTATTGGTGATGAGATCATCAATATTTCTTCCGCAACAATAAGTGGTGTTTACAGTTCTGTTGATAATCAAACGGAAGTTACGGTTGCTTCTATTGTTGCTCCAAGTCCAGGTTTGACCTTGGGGGATTCGATGCAAATGGTAACAGATGTTGCAGGAGTGGATGGAACTCACTTTATTACAAAAGTGGTTTCTTCTACTTCTTTTAAGTTTTTGGTTAGTGGTGATCAGAGTACAGTTTCTGCACTTACTTATCTGGATCGTTCAACTTATAGTGATAAGGCCAAGGCCTTAATCATGGCAACTCGTTACTTGGATCATTTGATGTATTTTGGTGAAAGAACCACCACAACACAGAAATTGTCTTTTCCAAGAATGTTTTTAACTGATCCAGATGCAACTGCAATGTATTGGGGGCAAGCACTTCGTTTGCGTACCGATTATTTTGATGAAAATACAATTCCAGATAGAATTCTATTTGCAACTTATGAGTTAGCACTTCGCTTACTCAGTGATCCAGAATTGACAGGAGACCCTACGGTTCGTCAATTTAGAAAAGTTTCAATTGATGGTGTCCTCTCTGTAGAATTCAATTCTAATTCATTGGTCAGGCCTTTGGATCGGAATATCCTCAACTATATTTCTCCTCTATTGAAATCTGGTGGAAGTTCTACGGTACTATTAAGGAGATAGAATGGCATTCAATGACGATATGGTGAAATTGGTCTTGGATGTTTTCGATGGCTCTTTGATTCGTGGAATTACTGTATCTGTGGATGGGGTTTATCGTTCCGTTAGAAGTAGTGGAAGTTACAGTCCAATTACAGGAACCGTTACCAGAGAGATACAGGATTATACTGTAAAGGTAATCAAAAAAGCTGATTCTTCTGGACTTTCTTCTGGTTCTTCTGGGAAAGAAGCAATCATTGACGATAGGTCAGCAATTGCAAAAAGAGATTATCTTGAATTCATGATTACACCTATTTCTGGAATACTTCCAGAACAAGGAATTGACGATGAGTTGATTCTTTCTGAAAAAACGTATAAGGTAATGTCGATTGAATCTAAGAACTTGGGGCCAAACAGATTAGTTTATAATTTAATTGCTGTAGGTTAAAATTAAAGTTTTTTGATTTAAATAAAAATGGCTATTAAAAGATCCACAGGTAGAAGCAGAAGTAAAGCAAGAGTAACTCTTCTTGATGAGTTTGAGAATGTTAAGAAGAAGCTTTATAAAGATGCTTCAGATGTAATCCTAAAGGGATTTGCAGACATTGTGGAAGAAACTCCAGTTTTGACAGGTTATGCACAGTCAAATTGGAAAGTTTCTTGGGGTGGAACTTCTGAGTCTTCTGCTCCAGCAAAAGATGGAGGGCCTTATCGTAGTAAGGAACAAGTAATTGAGGATGGTAAATCTGTAATTAAGTTAATTGAGAAATATGGATTCCAGAACAATATTAAATTCTTCAATTCAACTCCTTACATTAATGAATTAGAATATGGTCATTCCAGTAAGAATTCTTTTTTTATTAAGCGTAGTACATTGAAAATGAAAAACAACTTGTCTGGATTGAGAGGTTGATGTGCTTTTAGTAGAAAGAGAAATTTTGGGGTACTTGTCTGATAATTGGTCAGT